GCATGGGCATGGATCATGGCGCGGGCATTCTCGATCACGACGAGGTGGTGCTGGCCGGCTGCCGGAGAGACGAGCGCGATGTCGCCCGGCAGCGGCGGGATTGAGACAATTTCGAACCCGGAATGCTGGGCACAACTGAGCCAGGGCTCGATCCTCCGATTGCGCAGGCGATAGCCGCTGGGAGGCGCAGGCTCCCGCCCGATCGCAGCGAGGCAAGCCGCCACGAGACCGATGCAGTCCAGCCCCGTCGCGGGATTCCTTCCGTAGAGGAGGAAGGGACAACCGATCATCGATCGCGCCGCTTCGACGAACCGCTCCGGTTCGCTCGGTTTGCTCGTCACCCCTCGATCCCGTATCGCGCAAGAAGGTCATTGCCGGGAAGAAACGGCTCTCCACGAAAATTGACCGCGTTCCCGAACCGCGAAACGCAGGTGGCGATGGTGTGGTCGCAGCCTTCCGAGACCTGCGCATGCGCGCCTTGCGGAGTGCCTTCGACCAACGGACGGTCGAGCGTCAGCCAATCGTCGCTAACCCCGATGATCCCGAAGGTGAGGCCCGTCTGCGGACCTTCAAGAAAGCGCACGCGCCCGTCGACGAATTTCGCCGACTCGAGGTCGGAAAAGCGCACTCGGTTAAGGTCGAGGTCGAGTGCCGAAAGTGAGCGAACGCTTGTGAAACGGCTGGCGGAAAGGCCGCAGCCGGGTCCGCAGAACGTCGCGCGGCAGGTTGGGCTGGTGCGCGGCACGATGTCCCGCTCGAGAACCCGTTTGGCGGAGTGCAGTTCGGCCGCGAAGCTTCGGTTGTCGCTCTCGATCCGGCCGAGCTCGCCCGAGTATAGAACGTGCCAATCGAGGTGCTCCCAGTCGACGATCCCGATCTCGATCGCCGCCTGATCGAACAGGCCAGCGGCGAGTTCTTCGGCTCGGATCGAATCGTGGCTCAACACGCCCTCGACCTCTGCATTGTCGCGAGAGAGGTCGGCGTTCAACCGGATGGCCGCCGGAACCATGCCCGGCGCTGCCTTGTGCAGGATGCCGCCGCAGAAGAGATCGCAATCATGGCTCGTGAAGCCGAGCGTCACCCCGTCGCGGCGGTAGACTCGCCAGAATGTTGCCGCTGTATCGAGTTCGCTTTCGAAGAACACGCGCATCAGCGAGCCTCGCGCAGTTCGACGAGCGGGATGCTGGGCGCTTCCCCGGCGGCGAAGTTGACCCCGGCGATGTCGATCCGGTCCTCGGCGAAACGGACTGGCACGTCGAACAGAAAGCCGGCCCGCACTTCCGCGCCTTCCGGCGGTGCGTCGACGAAACGGATGATTCCGAGCGGTTCGAGAGTCCATTCGACGCTTGCTAGGCCGGAGACGCTCACGAGGAGCGTGCCGCCGCGCGGCCGGGTGATCGGTCGCACCTGCGGTTGCGGCCCGGCGCCGTAGGTCTTCACCAGCGGGTAATCGGCCCTGAGCCCATCTCCCGTCCCGATCAACTGGTCGAGCATCGTGGGGAAGCCCGTCATCCCATTCGAGCTGTGATCGAAGGGATCGCTGACTCGGAACCCCCGCGCGGATCCATAGCGGGCGCGGAAGAAGGCGATGAGTTCGGCGAGTTCCGCTTCGGATCGGATGCCGGGGCCGACATCGAAATGCATCAGCGCATCCGACCACAGCGCGTTGCGGCGCTCGTGGCCCGAAGCGGTGAGCGCGATCGAGGTCGAGAATTGCGGAGCCACGGCAGTGCTGCGGCCCAGCGCAAAGGGATAGAGCACGTCGTCGAAGGATTGCATGTCGCTGGTCCCGGTTGGAGGAAGGCGCGTGTAGCCGTCGCGTGTCACCTGGGGCAGCGCCCAGACATATTGCCGCGGGACGCCGCGAGCGGCCGCTTCGTCGATGCCGCGGTCGATCCTCGCCCAGAAGCTCTCCGCATCGGCGGGGTCGAGAACGAAGCCGGCGAGATAGTCCTGGTCGGCGAGCGGATAGCCAAGCTTAGCATCGGCGAATGCATAGGCGGCCCGGCGCTGTGCATCGGCACCTGAAGTCAGCCAGTCGTAATCCTCGAGCTGGAGGCGATCGAACGCCGGGGCAGCCCAGCCAAGAGGGAGGTTGGCCCGGTGCGCTTCCGGCATCAGCGGGTCGAGGATCGTCGGGGTGAAGGCGAGGAGCAGGATTTCGGCGGGCCCTTGTGCGGCTTCGCGGACAGAAGCAGTGAGAGCAGCGGTGGAAGCGGCAAGGATCGCGCCTGCCATCTCTAGGAGCGCGAGCGCGTCCGGGCCGAGCGGTCGCCGCAGGTCTTCGATCGCGACCGGATCGCCTCCCAGCGCTGCCCTTGCCGCATCGTCGTAAAGGCAGATTTCGCCGACGGTCGTAATCCACCACCAGGGCTCGCCGATCTGAAATCGCACGGGCAGGCTTGCTGCCCGAAGCATCGCGACGAAGTGCCGCGCCACCTCGGCAAGCCAGGACATCGCCGGAGCGCTCGCCGGAGAAAGCAGCGTCGAGGGGGGAGACCAGCCAGTAAGCGCCGGCAGTCCCGCGAAGGTGCGCTGCTTCCACTGCTCCGGGCAATAGGCATCGAACAATTCGTAGGAGAGCGAGACGACCACTTCGAGCCCGCTCTCCACCGCTCGAGCGAACAGCGCCTCGTGCCAGGATTTCGCGGGCTTGCAGAGTTCTCCCGAAGGCGCTGCGAGCAAGGCGCTGTCGGGAGCCTTCTCGAGCCGCATGAAGTGGCTCATCCCCACATAATGGACGATGTCCGAGCGATAGCCGAGCCCGACAATGTTTCGCAGCAACCGCGCCGGCGTCTGGTTGTAGGCATCGTCATACGCGGTCGCCATGCGCAGCCCGTGGGGCGGAAGCAGGACGTCACCGATCTCGAGCATGGCCCGTCCGCCATCGGCTTCGATCTCGGACATGACGACGCTGCCGTTGACACGCGCGGGGAGGGCTGCGGTGCTCTCCGGAACGTAGCCGGGTGCGACGATCGAAATGAACATCCGGTCGATGTCCGAGGGGTGGACCGGCTCTCCGGGCAGAGTGTAGCCGCTTTCGAGCGCCGAGAAGGGCAAGGTGATGCGCGCGTCGGTCGGCGACCCTTCGGCGTAGTTCCACAGCCTGACATACCAGACTCTGGCCGCGCCGGTCTCGTCGCGGCCCTCGATCGTGAGCGTCGGCCCGTTTGGTTGGTCGAGCGGGAGGACTCCTTCGGAGCGCCAGCGAAAACTGAGGCTCGTATGCGCGTAGTCGCGATCGGTCGTGTAGCCGAGCAGCGGGTGGTCGAAGCGGTCCACGCTCTCCCAGATCAGCCCGACGAGTTCGCCCTCGTGGTGAAGTTCGACGTCGACCCGAACCGTTTCCGCTCCCTCTGTCACGACCGAGGCCATCGCGGGGCGGGGAAAGTCGACGGTCCAGAAGCGCGGGTCGAACCGCTGGATGAACGCGGTTTCCTGCGCCCGCCGTTCGCGCGCCAGCCAGAATGCCATCTGCCGTTCCTTTCCTCAGGATTGCTCGATCGCACGCCGCACGGCGCTCGCGAGCTGGCGAGAGGAGCGGCGCATCGCGGTCGGAACGCTCGTCTCGGCAGGCGCGCTCAGCTGGATCGCGACGCGCACGTCGCGCGCGCCGGCTGTAACCGTGCTTCCGGTCTCGATCCGTCCGGACGCGGTCGGCACGAAGATCTCCGGGCCTTGTTCTCCGACGAGAAAGCCCCGCCCGGGAGAAACCGGGCCGCCGGTTGCCCGGCCTGGCAGGCCAAGAAGCGCGCCGAACGATTGGGCGATGAAGCCGCCGAGCCCTCCACCCGCCGAGCCGAACAATTCGGCGAAACCCGATTGCAGGGCGTGCCCGGCAATGTCGTCGAGCGCCCGGAAGGCGAGCCGCTTGAGATCGTCGAAGCCGACGCTGCCGCGCCGCAGCGCCGAAAGCAGTCCGCGTTCGAGCGTCGCTCCCGCCCTGTCGAAGCCGTCGATCAGCGAATTGTCGATCGATCCGCGCACGGCTTCGAGATCGGCTGCGAAACCCTCGGTGCTCGCTCGCAGGTCGATCACGAGTTCGTCGAAGGTGTCAGCCATTTCGGTCTCGCTCCATCATGCGGTCGATTTCCGCGCGGCTAGGGGCTTCGGCGCCGGCAAGCCCGCTCAGGGGTTGCAGCGCCAACGCCAGTTCGCGCGGTGTGGATCTCCAGAATTGCGCCGGGCTCCAGCCGAGCGCCTGCGCGGCGAGTGCGCTTGCGCGCCCGGCCGCCTCGCCGAAAGTCCGGCTCATCCGCCGCCTTGAAGAACCTGCGCGAGGATCGCGCGAACGGGCTGGGTGGCAGCGACGAGGCCGGTCGTAAGCAGCGCTTCACCGACCGCCTCGCGGCTGGGCCGGCTCTCCGGATCCATGCAGTGCCACAGCAGGGCGCGCATTTCCCGAAGCGTGAGCGAACCTTCGGAAGCCCGGTCGACAAGCGCGAAGAGAGGCCCGAGTTCCTCCTCCACTGCGACCAGGCTTTCGAAACTGGGGCGCAGGACGAGCTCGGCACCTGCGACCGCAAGGGTCGTCTCGCCACGTACGGGATTGGCGGGCCGCATCACGCGGGCACCACCGGACCCGAGCTTTCGAGCTGCAGCGTGTAGGTGCGCTCCCCGTTGAAGTCGCCCGAATAGTCGAGCCGCTGGACGAGGAAGCGGCCACGCAGGCGCTCGCCGTCCTCGAAGGCGAGCTCGTAGTCGTCGACCGTCCCGGCAAGAGCGTGTCCGCGAACCCGGCTTTCCGCCGCACTGCCGAGGAAGATGCCGGCCGCGCTTACCGAGACCGAGCGGGTTCCGGCTCCCGAAAGCAGGTCGCGCCATCCCGCCGATTGCTTATGGGTCACGACGACCGGATCCCCGTTGATCGACATCTGGGTGGTCCGGAGGCCTGCAACCGTTTCGTAGGCGGGCGAGGCCGCGCCATCGCCGATCTTGAGCAGGAAGGCGGCGCCGTTCTGGGCTGGCATGGGGCGTTACTCCTCGATGGGTTCGAAAATGCGGAAGCGGAATTCGAGCAAGGCGCCCCGCAGGTTGCTGGCGCGGGCCTCGCTGCGGGCGCGCAGGAAGCGGATCGAGGCGAGCTCGAAGTCGGTCGGAGGCGCGGCAAATGCGAGCACGCGGCGCTCGATCGCAGCGAGCAGCCCGGCATCGCCGGACGGATCGTCGGTGCGGCTTTCGAGTTCGAACGCAATCCGCACTTCCCGACCCGGACGGTCCTTCGTCCCCCAGTCGACCGAGGCGCTCGCGGCGATGCCCAGCCATGGGGCGCTTGCGCCTAGCGGTGCTTCCTCCTCGATCGTGTTGATCGGCGAAAGGTCGGGGTCAGCGCGAAGCCATTCGACGAGCTGCGCTCGCAATGCGTTTTCCATCGTCAATCCTGTGCGAAGCCGGGCCAGAGTACGGACGCCGAGCGCCAAGCGTGCGCACGCCTGGACTGGGGCGCGGATTGTCCGTCCTGCAGCACGGCGGCCCGCCGCTCGGCATGGCGGGCGAGCCGGGCGATGAGGGTGTCGGCATTGCTGGTCGCTTCGATCACGCCAGCCTCCGGACGCGCCAGGGGAGCCACAGCGCCGTGACGCTGGCGGGCGCGGCGACTCCGGCCTCTCCGGAGCGCGCCTGGCCTGGCCGGTCGCGTTCGCGATAATGATGCGCGGCGAGCCGGATCATGCCCTGACGCAACGGTGGAGGCAGGCTCGGCCAATCGGCTGCGATACCGGCCTCGAAGCGGATCGCGAGAATCCGGCCATCGCCGCGGGGCGTAAAGCCGATCCGCCCGGCGCCGCCCGCTGCCAGCGAAAAGTCGTAATCGCCGGGCGCAAGCGGGGTGCGCGACGCATCATCGGCAATTGCCTCGACCGAGACGAGCGAACGCACCGGCCCGACGGCAAGGACGTGCGGCCCGCCGGAAAAGGGCAGTTCCTGTTCGACCACCTGGGCGAGCGGGACCTGACCCGTGAAGGCTTCGCACAGGGCATGGCTCGCCTCGAGCAGGTTGACGAGCATGACGTCATCGACCGGCCGGGTGATCCCGAGCCAGGATTTGAGTTCGCCCAGCGGCTCGCCGGCAAGGTTTGCCGGCTGCAAGACAGTCCGTCGCATTGCGATCTCCCGAAAGATTGAGGACAGGAACACACGAAAGCGCCCGCGCCGCCGGCCGCGTGCAAGGCGGCGCGGGCGCCAGTGAACGGGGCGCGCGGGCAGGGGGGAACCCTCGCGCCCCGCGAACACGGCAGGACTTTGAGGCGTCAGGCCTCGATCTTGAGCAGCTTGATCGCGTTGCTGTCGAGCACCTGCCCGCCGATCCGCCG